GTCCTCATCAAAATACCACTCACGACTACAATAGTTCATGTCAGCAAACTTACCTCTGCTGCTTTCAACTGTGTAGAAGTGACCAATCAACTTCATAAACTCAACAAAAACTTGAGGATCCTTGATGTGGAAAAGACGTTGAACCGAATCATCACCCATAGTCACAATGTCTTTCAACTTGAGATGAACAACATGACTGGGGTCAGAAAGGTTACGACTTCTCCAAAAACGCAAAGTGTTAGCCACGTTGAGTTTCCCATTTGAGTTAATAGTAAGAAGAGAACCACTAGGAAAAATCCCAGCAATAATCTTCATAAACACATTACCATCTGAAAAACCCACGTTACCATAAGCAGTAGCCAACATTCGAGCATGAGACAGGACGTCCCACTTCTTACGATGCTCAGGAACGCTAGTACGAGAAAGACGACGATTACAATCTAGAACAAGTGACATCTCATCGAGCGAATGAGTGAAATCATAGGACTTACAGTCCAATGAAATCCAATCATTGCTATTAGGTGCACTACTTACTAAATCATTGACGGTACCATCAACAAAACTCATACCAACTTTGTTAGGAAGATTTCTATAGTTTTCAACAGAATTATTAATCATGTTTTGATAAAGGAGACGATCAATGATACTATCAACAAGATCACCACCGAAAATAAGACGATAACGCTCTTCAGCAATCTTAGTCTTTTTCATGATTTCCTTCTTCTGGAAAATACGATAGGGGTTGGAACTCCATCTAGGGTCATCACAAGTCAAATACAAACTGATCTGTTTCTTGACTAAATCAAGGACATCGCATCCTTTGATGGCTGCTTCATTAGTACTGAAGCCCATTCGAGAAAGATTAAATCCAGGATGTTTGTTTTTGAGAACAGGATCATTTGAAATCATGCTAATAACACGTTTGATATGTGAATCTTCGAGAAAATCTGAAGGAATCTGAAAAGACTCTTTAGAGAAAAACTTTTCAAGATCAAGTAACACAGAA